TTAATATTCTAAAATTTCTATTGCCTTTAAATATTTATTTCTTCTATTAATATCTCTTTCTGTTATAGTTTTTAATCTTTTTAAGTTTGAATTATGCCTTAAATCTGACAATTTTACATCCAAAGCTATTTTATTGGTCTTTACTCTATTTATATAAGCAAAATATTCTTCATCAGCATTATGTGTTAAAAGTAAAATAGCTTCCATTTGCTCTTTATCTAAAAATTTAAAATCCTCTATACTATACAATTCACTATCTTCAAGTACATCATGTAATAAAGCTACAGTCTTTGCTCTAACTCCATTAACTCCCAATGCAACATTTATCGGATGAAAAATATAACATCTACCTGCCTTATCTTTTTGATTAATATGTGCCCTTAACATCATAAAAAATGCTTTAAATAATCTTAACATAATTTCTCCTTTATTAAAAAACTATACAATATTGTTATACCCTTTTTAAAGTGATGAATATATCTATTTATTTTTTATTATTTCTTTCAGAAATACAATTGCTTGTAAACAAGCAATTGTTGAGATTTTCACAGTCGATTGTGCTCAAATCAAAGATTTGAACAATCTTTGCGTCAGACCTACTTTTGTTTACAAGTAAACAAAGTTAGGGCTAGATCCATTTCGCTTCGCTACAGTCGAAATGACGTATAAGGGAAATACCTTTATTTAAAAGATAGACGTTAAAGGTAAATAAACTTAAAACAATAAAAAAACGTTGGAAAAAATTTCCAACGTTTTAAATTCATATTTACTATCTCTTTGAGAATTTTGTTATATTGATTTTTTAATATTATTAATATATCTGTATGTTATATGTAATCTACTTTTATATATTGAAATAATTTTAAAAAGTCAAGAAACAATTAAAAAAACTTTAAAAAAGTGTTGACAAAAGTTTAAACCTATGATATAATTAATACAGTTAAGAAAGGATGGTGAAAAAATAAAAAATCAGGACAAGAGAAAGGAGAAAAACATGGAAGGAATGACTAATGAGCAATTTAAAATTGTACTAAAAATGATAATCGAAATAATCAAAAATTCTGAAACTAAAGAAGAAATGATCAAAAAAATAGAAGACTTGATGAACTAACAACCCACAAATCTTCTAAATGAACCGAGAATGAGGGACTTGTTCCCCCTCTTCTCTATAATTAATTATATCAAGGAACAAATTTAAAGTCAAGGAGTGATTTTATGAAAAGAAAAGGATATAAAAACATTGAACAACAACTTGCAGCAGACAAAAGATACTTAGAAAATAATTTTCAAGCTAAACAAAGAAGAAAAGTGATTGTTGCAAAGTCATCTTGTAAAAGATTCATAAATGAACTTGCAAATATTAAAGAATTAGAAGAATTAGAAAATATAATCAAAACAAGAAAGGAATTTTTAAATATGAATAATGTAATAAGTATTTTAAAAGATGTGGAATATGGACGTTTAGGTAATTTAACTGAAGATGATAGATATGATTTTTGTATTAATTGGGAAGAAGTTACTGAAGAAGAAAAAGAACAAATTGAAAACTTTATATGTGAGAATGGAACAGATAAGGACATTTTTTCAAATGAGGAGTATCAAGACGGAATTAAATGTTTATATATCACAATAACCGAAAAAATGTTACAAAGTTTAATAAAATTTTTTAACAATAAAAAATAAGGGAGCGATTAAGCTCCCTTTTAGTTTACTCAAATGCTCTGTTGTCAACCCACTTTGCAAGCTCGTGTATATAATAATAACCGCCCTCTTCTTGTGTTCGAGCTGTTATTGTGAATTCTTTTCCTAACAATTCATCACTGCTAGTTATATGCTTATACCATTTGTTTTCACGTTTTGTCCATGCAAGATTATCTACAGAATATCCTGTATTTTTAACAGTTGCTTTAAAATTGCATTCAATAATATCTTCAAATGCACTTTCGTGAACCCAACCATTGAGATATTGACTGTAATAGTAATCATTCCATTTTTTTGTTAGTGTTACTACAAATCCTATATAGTCCACTGTATTTCCTATATTATTTCTATCTTCGCAAAAATGTGGCAAACTATCTATAGCCCTATCATTTAATACAACTTTTCTAATTGAAATATCTTCCACTTCTTCATCATCTCCTTTTTGATTACTTTCGTTTAAGTATTTTTTTACCTTTTCAACAAAAACTGTCCATGTGATTCCATCTTTGCCCATTCTTATTTCATGAGGACAATCTTTACCTGACCAATGATTATGCTGTACCATTCTGCTAATATCTATATTTTCTTCTTTCAACAAAAATGCAGCAAGTTTCGCACTGTTTTCAACAGATTTTAGATAGTTCCCATCACTATTTACACATATCTCAATCGAAATGCTTTCAGTGTTTCCTTTTCCTTTACCATCTCCTGCATGCCATATTTTAAATGAATGATCATGAGTTTGGATTGCGATTTCATCATCAACTTGCCAATGCCAACCATATCCAACCCCTGAACGAGCTTGTAGTCTATGATGTGCAATAGCATTAGATCTAGGGTCTGTATTTCCTGTTTGATGAATAGTTAGATAGTTTCGCGGGTTTCCCCTGCCAAAACTCACTTTGTTTGAAACGCTATCTGGAACTATAAGTCTTTCTATTTTCATAATTATACTCCTTTTAAAATTTTAAAAGGGAGCGATTATGCTCCCACTAGTTAATTATTTATTCTTCTTCTGAAAGTTCAGGAAGACCTGCAGTGCTTGTTAGTAAGCTAAGAATACCTGCAAGAATTACTGCACTTATAACTGCTTTTACATTAACTTCTGATATTAATGTAGATGTTCCAATTAGTGCAGCTCCTGTTTGTGCCATTGTTTTTACTGCTCTCATTCCTGCAGCCTTAATCCATTTTTTAAAATTAAAATTTTTTTTCATAATATTTTTCTCCTTCTTCTTTATCTGTTTTTTATTGGTACGTTAAAAGCCTTGTCAATAACTCTATCAACAATACCGTTCCCGTCTAAATCTTTATAGTTTTTATAAAGTTTTCTTAGTTCTTCAATTTCATCTTCATAAATAAAACCTTGACTATTTGCTTTATTTACTAAATCTAATATATCTTTTCTTAATAGGCATGTTATCCCATTAGTTTGATTTTCCTGTAGCCTTAAGATTTTACGAATAGGCTTGCCTAACGCCTTTATTAATGCAACCGTACTTCCAATTATACTTAAACTTATTGCTACTGTATTCATATCCACAATTTTATCTACCTGCCTTTCTTCTAAAAACCAACATTTCTACAAACGGCTTAAAAACGTCTATTTTACCTTATTATCTTTTAGCGATATTATGACCCTAAATTGCTTATTTTCTTTGGTATATGCGTCCAATATTGAGAAACGTTGCTAGGAATTTCTCCATCTTTAATATCTTTTACAGCTCTATACAGCTCATTATAATATTTCACATAAGTTCCTGGCTTATATGTTTTATCTCTTGAGTAAAATTTTGCTTTTTCAAAATTTTCTTGCCATTCAGGATTGATGCCTTCTTCTATGGGTTTATCTTCAGGAACTTTTTTCCAAATTTTAGGATTATTGATAGGTATGTTTTCATATGTTGCAATATTATCTTCTTGGCATAAAAATACTAATCCTAAATGATTAGCATATTCATCTTTTGTGAAAGGCTCTCCAACTCTCCAAGGTCTAAAAAATTCCGGGTTGTGAGCTTTTTGCTCATTTGTGGAATTTTTTATAACAAACTCTAAAAGTCTTTCTTTTTGTTGTTCTAATATCTCACTTGGTGTCTTTAATACTTTACAAAAACCTACTACTTTTTCAAGCTCTTTTTGAATTGTTGAAATATCCGGGGCAGTAATTTCAACATAGTTTGAACGTCTTCCTATAACCTCATATAGTTCCTTTCCATTTACAGTAGTTACTTTAATTACTACCTCTACTATTTCTTTTTCTTTTTCTGTCATTTTTTACTCCTTTGCCTTGAATGTAATTCCGTCTAAACTTATCCAATTTGTGCTGATTTCACTTCTGTTCTCTATTAAAATGTTTCCATCTTCATATATTTTTAAAACGGCAAATTTAAAACCGGTACATGGTGCTAATATGATTAAATCTTTTTCCGGACGACAATCGGCTCTTATTATTCTTCCCAACCATTCAGAAACAGTATCTTTAACAACCCCTTGTATAAATACAGTTCCGTCTGAGTCTTTCGTGTACTTTAATTCGTTTTTCACATCATAAGGTTTAGTGCTATTATACAGATGCATTTTAGTCCATTCTTTACGCTTGATTTTTTCTACATAAATTGTTTTATTGAATTCAGCAGGTAAATCACAATCAAAAACACCTGGTTTTGTTGAACTTTTTCCAAATGCTAGACCTGTTCCTGAGTTGTGATAATCTATTATTGAAAAAGTTGTATAAATTCGTATAATTTTTTCAACTGTTTCATTAAAGTCTGTTACTGATAGTTTAATATCATATTCGTAATCTTCACTAACATTGACAGTTTTTTCATTACGATTTAAAGTAAACTCTGTTCCTGAATTTATTGTAGTCCAATTTATATGATCTTGCCTTTTTCTTGAAAGTTCCCATTTTACTTTATTTTTTGAATTTAAGCTCGCAGTTTTAAAATTTACTAAAGCAGATACGACTTTTAATTCATTTTCAAGTCTATCCCCATTAAATTCATTTATAGTTGGAGCAAAATATTCTTCTACTTTAATTGTTTTAGTTTGAGTTGCTATTCTGTCTCTAGTGTCTTTTACTGTAACTTTAACTTTTATATCTCCATGATTTTCAATTTCATTAGATGTTATATCTGAGCCAGTCCATTTTACATTGTCAACTTCTACTAATACATTTTTTATTGTTGAACCCCTTACTCCTACAGCAGCAGTTTTTATGTTTAATTTAGAGTGGTTTTGAACATATACTCCTAATGTTTTTGTTTTTGGATTTACATCACTAATAGAAATACTGTTAATTTTAGGAACATATTCTTTTGGAACTTTCATATGCCAATCTGTGTTATATGAAGTACTCCCAATTTTTACTCCATCTTTGAATGTATCTATGCCTATATCCATATAAATTGTTTCATTTTCAGGCTGCAATTCAATATGATTTGTAGTCGGAATAAAATCTAAATCCAATTTATCTGTATTTTTAGCAATATAATACCATTGAGATGAACCTTTATCCCCTCTTAACAAGTACCATACAGTATGTGTAATATTTCCACTTAACTGTTTTTTGATGTGAATAGTATGTTTAGTTCCTAGTTCTCTTGACCCATCCATAATGTCAGAAACACTACTCATTCGAGGTATTTTTGTTAGTTCAAATGTTTCAGAATCTCCAAATCCACTTTTAAAAGTCCCATTGATTTTTGCTCTCATATCAAAGTAACTTGAAATATTTATAGTTTTTGTTCCATCATCTTCATGATATACTCTTTTTGAGACATATCCTAAATATTTACTTGAACCACCACCAATTCTTATTGATGAATTGCTAATGCTATATGATGAACCATCTATTTCTACTGTATGTGTTCTTGAACCTACATAAAGATCATATCCTGATTGTGTTTCTAAATATAATTCAACATTTATATCTGAAAAATTATGAGTATGATTTTGAGTACACTCCCAATTAGTTACAAGTGTATATCCTCTCCAACTACTTCTAAAACTTCCACTTGTAGCCATTATTTACCTACTTTCTTGAAACTTAAATTCCCGTTTTCACGAGGAATGAAAGCAAACTCCCCTAACCTAAGCGAATGAATGAATTCTCCATCCAAAACATATAATTTATTGTTGTTAAAATATGCAACTTCTGCATTATTTTGAATAAATTGTATTCTATCGTTTTTTATTTTTAAAATTAATGGATTATTTTTTTCTCCTAGTTCAATTGTTCCGTTTTTAAATCTTATATATCTTTCAATATCTAAAAATTTACTATCCGTTGAATTTTGCAAACTTCCTAAATCTTTTTCAAAATTTTTAAACTTAAAGTTAAAAGAATCTTTTGTTTGTTCAACAGAAGTACTAACTTCTTTTATTAGTTCTTTAGTTTCATTCTTTGTATAAGTGTTTTCTGAAACTTCATTTTTTATATTCTTTTCAGTTTGTTTTATTTTTGTTTCAAATTCTGTTGTTAATTCAGTAATTGTATCTTGTTTTGTTGAGTTTAATTTGCTATCATAATCACTTTTTAATTTATCAAAATTGTTTTTACTTTGTTCTGTAAATGAATAAGTTGTTGCTCCCATTGTCAGTTTGTTTGACTTAGGATTTAGCAAGTCAACAGATAATTTATTTACAAGATATATAGTATCAATGTTATGAAAACTTGATTTAACTCTATTTTTCTGTCCAATTTTAAAATTTGATATATTAAGATTTAAAGCTGATAAATCTACTGCATCTAAAGTTATTGTATTTGAAAGAAGTATTGATTTGCTTAAGTATTCTTTTGCCTTTCTTAGAAGATTGTCTGCAACTGTTACATCATCCCAATGAACTACTTTAAATATTTTTCCATATTTTTTTATAGCATCTTCATCTACAACATAGTCTTTCCCATTATTCACTTCTTTTACAGTTAGCCTTTGTTTTGTAGTTTCATCTGCTTTGCCGACAGGTAAAATTATTGTAGCAATTTCGCTTGCATCAACAACATTTTTAAAGTTGAGTAAATTTTTGCCAAATTCAATATCTTGTGCATTTAAAATGTCAAAATCACTTAAGTAATCAATATAATTTCCATCATCTTCATGTCTAATAAAGATATATCCATCTAATTTTTTTATTAATTTTTCCTCAAGCTCTTTCCATATACTTGAATATTCTATGTTAGATCTAACAATCAAATTATTCTTGTCAACTACTGTACATCTTCCAATTTTAAATTGCTTTACATCTTCAACTTGCTCATTGTGTTGATTTATAAATTTTTCAAAAAGTTCTTTTACTGTTCCTTTATGTTCGTAAGGGCGACTTACACTATCTAAAAGAAATGCTAGTTCTCCCTCACAAGTAACTTTCTTATCATTATACAATCCCTCTTCAACATCTAAAATTCTTCCTCTAAAACATAAATAATTGTTTTGATAGACTTTTATTATTGATTTTAATTTTTTAAGACTGTCAAAATATGGGTGCTGTGAAAAAATCTCAAAAGAAAAAGAACTCGTTTTATTGAGTTCTAAATTTAATTTGGCATTATTAATTTTTAATTCTTCTATTCGAGGATCATATAAAAGTTTATCATCACAATATACTCTGTACATCACAAACACCCCTCTCTATAAGTTACTGTTACAGTTCCGTTTCCTATAAATTTTATTTGATTTTTTCCCTCTTTCAATAAAATTTCAGGAATTACGAATGTTCCAGAACTGTGAGTAAATTTGTTTTTGTTAAATTCAATTTCAAATTCTGAATTTGTTTTTATTTCCGGGACTACTGACTTTTTTAGATTATTACAAATAACTATTTTTTCAGCATTAATTGTTTCTGCTATTGTTGTAATATCTTTTTTGTATTTATAAGGTTCAGCATCTACTTCTATTTCAATTATTCCAAGTGTATGTTTCAACTTGCAACTTTTTATACTTATACGTCCATAATAGTAAAATTTGTCATCATCTGAAAAAACTATTTTCATTTTTTTTGAATGTAATTTGTTTTGAATACTTGATAATTTTTCTAAATCTGCATTTATCATATTGAAATCAAGTTTTATTTTTCTATCTTCATACTTGATTTCTCCAAAAAACTCTGAAAAATCAATTTTTCCATCACTTCCTGGTACTTCTACATATTCAGTTTTTGCTGTTGGAACTTCTATTTCTTTACTTTCGAGTAAAAGATTGAGGTCATCATACGAATTTAAACTTTCAAAATATACTGTATTCATTTTCTAACGACCCCTTTCTCTATCCCTATTTAACTTCCCAAAATATTCATCAATTTCAGGTCCTAACTCTCCAACTAGAACTCTATTGTTTAAATAAATTTTTGTTCTTAGTTTATCGAATAGTTCAGGGAAAAATCCTACTAATAGTTCTATTAAAATATCAAGTTTTTCTGCAACAATTTCATTTCCGCTGTTCCAATCTATCATTTCTTGTAATTTACTTATTGGTGTTACAGCTTCGGGTCCTGCTTCTCCGACTCCTTTCATCCCATAAGGAGTATTGAAAAGAGTTGGTTTGTCAAAAATTCCCCCTTTTGCATACCATTTTATCGAAAGCTTTGGAACACCCTCTGATAACCATTTTAAAGGATTTGCACTTCCTGAAATACTAAAATGTGGTAAAGGTATATGCGGCCATTTAAACTTGAAGTTAAAAACACTCTTTATTCTATCAACAACACCTTTAACAACTCCATATGCGGCTTCAATCGGGGTTGATATAGCACTTTTTATTCCGTTCCAAATACTTGATACTGTACTTTTTAATCCATTAAAAATACTTGATACTGTACTACTAACACTATTTATAGCACTTGAAACACTTGATTTTATATTATTCCAAACATTAGATATAGTTGTTTGAATTCCTATCCATACTTCAACTACTTTTGCTTTGATACTATTCCAAACTTCTGCAATTTTGCTCATCAATTCTTTTGCTTTTGCTACAACTGTGTCCCAATTTCTCCATAGTGCTACACCTGCAGCAATTAATCCGGCGATTAACATTGCTATTAAAACATATGGATTTGCATACATTACAGCATTTAATATTGCTTGAGCTACTGACATTCCTTGTGTTGCAGCAGTAAGAGCAGTTATTACAGTTGTTACTGTTGATATAATACTACTAATCAACATTGCTGCCTTAAATGCGATAAATCCTGCAGTTAATCCTGCAAGAACTGGAATTGTTAGATTAGTTGCATCTTGAAAGTTCATTAAATAACCTACAAATGATGTAAAGAGATCTACAATAGGACTTATTATTCCCCACAATGTAGAGAAAACACTCGACATTGTGTCTGATATTGAACCCCAATTTTCAACAACCCAATTAACTACATTTTTTAATACTGGTAAAAAGTAATTGTTAAATATTTCAACTGCTTTTTGTACAAATATTCCAATATATTCAAAAACTTTTCCCATTACAGCTTGAATTGTTGGCATATTTGCCATAATCCAATCAAGAAATTTTTGAACAACCGGCATTACTTGTCCGCCTATTTTTGCAACAACTGCTCCTAGTGTTCTTTTTATATTGTCCATTGTATCTGTGAATTTAACACCCGCATCAATGGTTTCATTATCTAAAACTAGTCCCATCTCTTCTGCTTGTTTTTTTAACTGCTCAACACTTTCTGCAGTTCCGTTTAGTAAAGGCATTAGATCACTACCGGATTTGCCAAGCAGTTCATTTGCTAATGCGGCTTTCTCTGCTCCTGCAGGCATCTTTTGTAAAGCCTCAACAGTTTTTTCAAAAACTTGTTCAGGTGTTAAGTCTTTTAAGTCTTTAACACTTATTCCTATTCTTTTAAATGATTCTACTGCAGTTTTACTTCCTGTTTTAGCATCATCTAAAGTATTTGTAAGTTTCTTCATACCACCTTTTAGGTTTTCTATTTCAACTCCGTTTTGGGATAATACATATTCCCACTTTTGAAATCCCTCTCTTGACAAATTTAACTTTTGACTCATTTTGTCAATTCTATCAGTTGTTGCAGCAGATTTATTTGCAATAGCTAACAAAGAAGTTCCCCCTGCAATTGCCATTGAAGTTAATGCAGTTCCTACTTTAGCAGCAGTCTTTATTCCATTTCCAAGAGTTGATGCTAATTTAGAACCTAACCCAGTTGTTTTTTGAATTGAGTCATTTGCTGCTTTGTTGTCAACAAAGATACTTCCCATTAATTTAAAAAGTTCTATAAAAACACCCCCTTATTAAACTTATTAAAACTTATAGTTTTCTAAAATATTTTTAACATTATTCAAGATTTCTTTTGAACTTCTTTTATCATATTTATTGTTTTTTATATTTCCTAGTTTGTTTTTGAATTCTTCAAAACTCATTTCTGATTGATATACTATCCATCTTTGAAACATCTTTTCTTCATTCTTTCTTTCAAAAAGTGCATCTATAATGTCAAGAGCAAAGTTTATTTCAGCATCAAAAACAAAACTAGGATTTGAATATTCACTATATAACAAATCGTAGATTATAGCTCTTTCTTTATCTCCAATTTGTTGAGCGTTTGCAAAAAACGAGATAGTCCCTCATCTTTTTTTAATTCTTCAATATATGCAAAGACTTCATCTAAGTCTAAGTTCATAAAATCTTCTTTTGTCATGTCTTCAATTAGTTTTGACATAAATTCTGCTATATCATTCTCAACAAGATGATATTTCTCAATTAAAACTAAAAATAAACTTGCTCCAATTTCTTCTACAGAACTTGAACCATTCCCCTCTACTCTTAATTCTAATTTTTTTATTATTTTAGATGCAGCACCTAAATCAGTAAATTTTAATTTTCTTAAAGTTTTCATTCTTTTCTCCTTAACCTGTTATTTTTGGATAGTAAATGTTGAATGGCACTTCATTTGCTTTTTTCATATCAAAATGTCCTGTAAATTCTAATTCGATTGTAGCTTCTGATTTGTCTTCAAATCCTAGTTCTAGTCCTTTTGTATTTAAAGCATTATAAACTTGAATTATTACCGGTTCTTCACTTCCTGAAAGATTCCCAACCCAAGTTATATTTTCAATATAATCTGCATCAGTAATACACATTTTTCCTTTTACAACTTCATGTGTTGTAATACCATCTTCTGTTGCTTTTTCTGATACTGCAAGAGCAGTTTGTAATGTATCAGGAGTTACTTCTACTACTGTTGCTCCTAATTTGATTTCCCAAGTTTCAAGTATTTTCGTTCCTTTCGCCTCTCCTCTTAGTCCGTCAATTTCTATGTTTCTAAAAGATGGAACTGCAGTAAATGAACCACCACCTTTTGTTGCTCCTAGTAGTTTCCCACTTGTTACTGCTGTTTCAAATGTGTCTGTTCCAACTTTGTAATTTTTAAAAAATGCTCCTGCATCTAAAACTAATTTTTCAGTTGTCTTTGCTGTTAGTCCTGAAATTACTTTGCATTTTGGCATTAGTTTTCCCCTTTCCTAGCTTGTACTTCAAATTTGATTGTCTTTCTTTTTAGTGTCTTGTCTTCGCTTTGTATATTTGCAAGTGTTGTAAACCAACATGTAAATATTATTTTTTTGTTTCTGAATGAACATCTATCTAATACTTCTATAATTTTTTCTGCTATTATATCTACATTTTCAGTTGATGTGCTTTTGTCCCATACATCAATATCAAGTGATATATTATATAATCCCTCTTTGTAGTATGCTATTGTCAAATCAGCTACTACATGAGGGAAAATATCTGTATTAGGGATTGTTTCAAATGCTAATTTTGAAATTGGATCTATAAGTATTTTTAGTTGTTTTTTTAATTCTCTAATCACTTGGTTTGTCCTCTCCCGGTGGTATTGTTGGGTTTTCGTTACTTAATGCAGAAATATATTGAGATTGTATATTTTGAATAGTTCCTATGTTTTCATAAACTGTATTTCTTAAAACTGCTAATTTTGGATAATTTGCATCACCCAATTCTTGTTGAGTAAACCATGAATGGTCTTTAAACCCTATTTGTAGATCATGTTCCTTTTTCCTTGCCCAGTAAGAAAGGTTTCGGTTTATATAACCTTTAATTAGCTTTCCTTTTCTTGGTCTTTGCTTACTACCTTTTTGATAAACTCCTACATAGGCATTAAATAGTTTATTTCCTGCAATATTTCTTATATACTTTCCCACATCTCTATTTGCTGCATTAATCAGTTCTTCAATCGTAAACTTTACTTTATCCACATTAGAAGTAAATTGAATAGTTCCTTTTTTTATCTTAAGACCCGCATTAGGTTTATTTGACATTTTAATCAATCCCCTTAATACAATTTAATTCAATAGATGTTCCTTTTCGTTGAGTGTTGATAATTCTATATTTTTCATCATCAAAAATAAGTTCTTCCTCTTTCTGATAATCATAATAATCAGAAAGAGTGAACCTAAACTGATTTTCAAATCCTTGCGACATTGCTTGAAGTGCTTCGGAAAAATAGACTCTGTCTAATCTTCCAAATACTTCTTTTTTTTCGTAAGTGATTTTTGTGTCTCCGTATTCATCAATTGTTTTAACTTTTTTTAACAATGTTATAATTTCAGTAAACATTATATATAGTCCTTATTCAAACTTAATGCATTTCTTAAACTTTCATAAGACTGTCTATATCTTTCTGCTTGATTTTCAAAGTTAAATTGCCAACGAGAATACGACTTTACACATTGCAAAATCAAATGATCATTTTTTTTATTATCAACATCTTTTAACCCAACTCTTTCTAAATCTCTAAGACAAGCACTAATACAATCTTCAATTTCATCATCTAATTTAGAATGTGTAATTCTTAAATTTTTCTTTATTTTTTCAATCATAAAAAGCACCTACTTGCTTTTAGTTTTCGTTCCTTTTTTACTTTTTCCTTTAGGTTCTTTTTCTTCAACAACCTCTTCAATTTCTTCAGTATTATCTACTTTTTCATTTTCTTTAGATGTTTCAGTATCTTCAACTCTTTCCCCTAACTCTTTTAATTCAGATAAGGCATTTTCATCTTCTAATTTAACTTCAATTACTAAATCTCTTGCAATTAAATCTAAAGCTCTATCTTCATCATTAATTTTTAAAAGAGTGTCTTTTTCAAAACACTCTTTTAAGTCTTCTTTATTGTAAAATCTGTTTATAACTTTAACTATCATAATAGACTCCTTTTAAAACTCTTATTTTAACCTGCACTACCAACTGTTAAAACTACCGCTGCGAGGTCGTTAGATAATGCACCTTCTGCACTTGCATATCCACTAATAATATGAACATGTTTCTTAATATCTTTATCTCTTTCAATCATAATATCTTGAACTACGTTATAAATGAATTCGCTTGGTGCAAGGATTAATACAATATCCTTTCCAATTGCATCTTCTTGTTTGATAGGTTTGCCTAGTAATTGCCCTGCTATTCCATCACTAAAGTTTGGAATAAATGCATGTCTTCCCTCTGCACCCTCTACATTTGCAATTGCATTCCATAACGTTGCATTAGTTGTATATACAACTGTATTTTGTGAAGTCTTTAAAAGTCCAAATGCTTTTGTAATATCTTTTAATGCTAATGTTCCAGGTGTAGCTGCATTGAATTTATTTGTAGTATTTGTATCTTTAACTATTTGGTCGTAAATATCTTTAGCCATTGCAGCACCTAATCTATTTGAAATTTCTGAAATTAAATATTTTTCAAATGCAGGAATAGCCATTTTACCAAGTCTATAACTAAACTCAACATGTTTTGAAAAATCTTTACCTGCTAATGAAACATTTACAAATGTATTTTGCTCATCATCATTAGCTTCGTTTTCGTTCACTATTTTTGCATCACCGGCAACAATTTTTGTATGTTTAACAATTGATATTACAGTACCAGTTCTTAAAACTTGGACATCTTTCAATAATGGATGTTGTTCTTCCATATTAGTGTAAATTTTATCTTGTAATTCTTTTGGGATTACTTCTCCCGTATTTTGAGTTGTATGTGTATAAGCTCTTTTTTCTGCTTCTGTTAATTCTTCCCCTAATAGATTTTTCAAGAAAGCATTTCTAAACAAATTTCTAGTTTCTTTGTCATCTTCTGAATTTTTTTCTTGCTTACCAAACTCTTTTATAACATTTCCTCTTCCTTGAGCAATACTTGATAAAAGTTTACTTCTCTTTTCATCTCTTTCTTCTAATTTTCTTTTTTCTTCTTTTAAGTTTTCAACTTCTTTTGTTAGCTTGTCAACATCTGCATTTTCATCTTCTAATTCAATTTCAATTTCTGCAATTCTGTCTAAAATTTCTTTCATTGTTACTTTCATATTCTTTTTTTACTCCTTTACTAATTCAATTAATAATTTTAATTTTTTTCTTTTTCGCTCGTTTTTCAGTCTCTCCGCCTTAATTTTGTCAATCACTCCGTCTCCAAAATTACGAGCATTTATTTCAGTATCATTGTTGGCTGGAATTCCAACAGCTGATACATCATAAACTTTTTTGATTTTATCATGGATAATTGTTCTTGTATTGTTATCAAAATGATATTCTCCAATCTTGAAACTCCATGACATTCTTGTTACCAGTCCACTTTTTATTTCTCTATACATTTCTTTTGCAGCTTCACTTGTTGACAAATCAGCCTCTACAAAAAGACCTACATCATCAAGCTTTAGCTTAAGAGTTCCATTGCTAGTTCTAGCAAGAACTTTTCCTGTATGATCATATAAAAAAATGACATCAGATAAGTCTGTGTCATCAAATGAACTTTTATTAAATTTTTCTCTAACCTCTCCCTCTTCGTTTTCAAATAAAACGTAAGGTTCAAATTTTGCAGCATAACCTCTCACAATGAAATCTTCTTCATTTTCGTTCGGTTTAAAGTCTTGTACCTTTCTAAACTGCCTATTATCTAATTTCTTTTTAGGTATCATTTGTTTCCCCCTGACTTTGCATTTGTATATTTTGATCTAGTTGTTTAACCTCTGCATATTCTTTTCTGATATAGTATTTGTTTCCGTCTTCTGTTGGTGTCATATTGAATATTTCTCTACCTTGATTTCTTGTTATGAAACCTCTATCAAAAAGTTGTGTTGCAGTTTGTAATTTTTCTTGATTGCTTAAATACTGTAATCTATTCGCCGTAAACAAAATTGCATTACCAAATGATTGTTGTTTTTCGGTAAAAGTCAAATTTGTATGAACCATTGATGCTTGAATTGCAAAAGGTTCAATCTTTCCCTCATAGTATGCACTCCATTCATCAGAATTGAACTTGTTTTGTAAAATGTTGTCATTCGTTCCAAAATGTGTATATACATTTTCTTTTATATCTCTCATTTGATTTGCATCTATTGTAAAAGGTGTAGATACTATTTGTTTTACTTCTTTGTACTTTTGGTCGAAAATCATCAATCCTGTTTTATTGTCTTTAGATAGGTTCTGCTTTGCAAATCTTTCTTTTTCTTTTTCTAAATCATCATCTCTTATTACATTTGCTAATTGAGCCATAAATCTAATTGCTGCACTTGATTTTATTCCCTCAATGATGCCTTGATTTTGAGTATCTAAAAGTTGCATAGTTGGTAACATACATTTATTATCTTCTCCAAAGAAATCATCTTTAAATTGAAATTGATTTAACATTCCAATCTTATCATATTCTATTGCAGCTCTTCTTCCCATAAATGAAAATCTAACATACAAATCCCCTTTGTATTCTATCAATTCAACATTTTGAGGATAAATCGGATAAAATCCATCTACTTTTTCAGTTAAGACATCATAACTTGGAACTATAAAAACATTGTTTGTAACTTCTCTAATTGTTGCAAGTCTATACAAATATTTTGCAGTATCTATATAATCATTTGCCCTTGTCTTAATTTTTCGTGCTAATTTTTCATTTCCCATTCCTTTTACTTCTATGTTAAGTTTGGAACAATGAGTAGCAAACGAGTGAATAACACTTCTTGTTAAGTCCATTTCATAAACTGACCCCTCAAAAGTACTAAACACCGGAGTATATGAGTTTAACAACTCAAAATATTCTCCTATTAGTTTCTCAGGATCTTTTTTCTCCCCCTTAGGTTTGAATACTTTATCAAATAATCCCATTTCTTCTCCTTTTTTAAATTAAGTTTAAATAATCATCTTTGTGATTTTTGTATGTTATATAACAATCTAACATTGATGCAGTTCCATCTATTCTTTTTAAGCTAGAATATCCTTTTTTAGGTTGAATATTCCCTTTGTTATCTTGTTGAATAACTGTATTTCCTAAGCACCATTTTGTTACAGGATTGTTATTAAAATTAATTCTTTTAGCTTTCAAATCCGCTTCCAACTCTTTCATTGGATTTGATAAAGTTTTGAAAACCTGCCTTATTTCTTCAACAGAACTTTCTCCATAATTTTCTCTATACCTCTTCATTAGAAGTTCAGCTCCCCAAGCATCAAATCCATTCCATATTTGTACAAAATCATTTTCAATCGCAAAATTATATGCCCACTCCCACAAAAACTCTACATCAATTTTGTTTCCTGGACAAAATGTTACATAACCTTGCTTTTCCCATATATCATAAGGCACTTTGTCATTGTGGATTTTCTTTTCTGCAACATCTTCTGGTATGAAGAAATGTTGATAAATATAAATATCTTCATCATTTTGAACTCTAAAAAGGAATGATACACAAGTTAAGTCTGTTGTACTTGAAATATCCCAACCGCTTATAACATATCTAGGCTTTAATTTCTTAATGTCAAAAGTTTTTACATTTGTTATATCTTCTAAATCTAACCAACTTTCAGTTGATGTTTCTCTGATGTTACAGTTTTTTATTAAAAATGTTTTAAGATACATTCCTGGATTATCCATTGCCCTTTGCCATTCATCTCGTAGTGACTGTTCATTTCTAATAGTACCAAGACCCGGATTTGCTTTTATCAAATTATTAAAATCTTTCCATTCTTCTCTCTTGTCTAATTCGTAAATGAAAAATATTGATTTTTTGTCTTCAAATCCGTCATTAGTTAAAATGTTTACTGCTTCATCATAAATCATATCATACAAGTCTTCTCTGATAGTTCCTGCTGTACTTGTTATTAATGCAAGTGGCTGTTGTCTATTATCCATACCACGATACATAATGTCATAAAGCGGATAACCATTCTTCCATTGATGTATTTCATCCATTACAACAAAATGAACATCTAATCCGTCTAGTGTATCACTATCACTTGCCAATGGTTTAAAAATTCCATCATTGAATTTGCAAGATATTTCACTTACTAATGTCTTTGTATATCTTCTTAAGTCTTTATCTTTTTTTATCATTTTTTTAGCAACATTCCAAATTATTTTCGCTTGGTCTCTTTGGGTTGCTACAGAATAGCATTCAGGTCCACCCTCTCCATCAGCTATAAGCATATACAAACCAATTGCAGATGCTAATAGAGACTTTCCATTTTTCTTTGCTTCAATTAAAACCGCTCTTTTAGTTCTTCTTAATTTTGTTTTTTTATAACAAATTCCAAAAACTGCAGCTATAAATGCTTTTTGAAATGGATCTAATACAACTAAATTTCCTGCCGTTTTCCCTTTGATATTTCTGCAAAAATTTTCTATAAATTCTATTGCATGATTTGCCTTTTTTGTATCATAATATACATCACTTTCTTTGTTTTTTATATCAGAAATTAACATTTTTAGTTGAATTTTCATTAATTTACCAACTTTTTTTGGGTGTTTTTCTATCCAATTATTGTATTCTGTTATTGGATTATATCTATTTGAATACTCTATCATTTTTTAACTAAAAACGACTTTAGTCTATCCTCTTCATCATTATTTATGTCAGTATTTTTGTTTAAAAATTCATCTAATTGCTTGATGGATGCATTATATCTTTGAACTGTAGTATTGTATGATTTTAATGCAGGATTTTCTCTGCTGATACTATACTCTCCTTGTGTCATTTCAGTAATTACACCGTTCAAGTTGACCTCTTCTTTTAAATCTTCCATAGTGATTTTCATAAATGCAATTTCTTCTATCAAAGCCATTGCTAAAGTCTCCTCATCTTCTGACAAATCTTTACAAAATGATTTTAATTTTTCTATAAATTTTTTTATCCTTGTTTCTTTCTTTAACTTTGCCAAAATATCATCTCCTTTTTTAGGGGGGGTGGGGGTTATGCACAACAACCAATATTTTCTTCTAATCTGGGACGTCGCTCGGCTTCGCCTAATTTTGTGATTTTTTTATGGGGGGTATTTTACTTATTTTTCAAAAAAAATAGGATTTCCATTTTCGTCAAATTTTACTCCTCTTTTGTCTTTTGAAAATGTCTTTCTATTTGAACACTCTAAGCATAAGTATTGATAGTTTTCATGATTTAAGGATACATTAACATCATTTAAGTTTATTTCATTCAATTCTTCTTTGTGATCTACTATATATCCTGGTCTTTCTTTGCAATGCTCACACATTCCACCATCTATATTAATTCGTTTTTGTATGTAACTATCTCTACTCACTTTCCAATCTTTGCTGTCGTAAAACTTTTTTGCTGCTTTAGTATATATTTTCAAAATTTAATCTCCTTTCCCCAAACAAAAAAGAACAACTATTGTTGCTCTTTTTTGCTGCTTATATATAATAAAATCGGAAGTGCATGAATGCATTTGCGATATGGTATTTTTATATTATTTTACAATAACATTATAACACGATTTTTTATAAAAAACGTCTCAACTTTGTCCCAACTTTTAATTGATGTTTCCTCTTAGTCTTTCAACAATTTTAATTAATGCTTTTTCAATTTCTCTATATATAGAACTTTTAGAAATGTACTTATTATTTTCAATTTTTTCAATGCTCCATTTTTTAAAGTATCTCATTTCTATTATTTCATATTCTTCTTTGCTTAAATAACTAAGACCTTTTTTAATTTCCATATACTCATATTCAACTTTTTTAAGCTGTTGAGATAATGCTATCTGTTCACTAATCAAATTTAATCTTTTATTTTCAACTACATTAAAATCTGACCCGGTATTGTTGTTGTATGACGTTGGGTTTGAACTTCCAACACTCAATAATTCTGCCTCAATAAATTCTAGTCTATCATTTATTTTTTGTAAACTTTCTTGTGTATGAGGATAACAATACAATTTCTTTTCGAATGCTGCAACAAATACATTTTTATTCATCTTCTACTCCTTGTTTAACTTTATCACACAATCAATATCTTTGATTTTGAATAAGTTATTATTTATCTCTATATATCCTTTTCTATCTTCATTTCTTGCAATTATATCACTAATAAATCCATATACTTTTTCATCAATATATTCATCATTAATTCCGTTTTTAAAAATAACTCTATGTGAATATTTTGAGTGTTTTGCTTTATATAATTCTTCTCTCAAACTCCTATTCTCTTTTTGTAGATTTTCAATAATTTCTTTTCTTTCTGTATCTCTTATTTTAAAATCATTTTGTAAATTAGTATATTGATGTTCCAAAATTCTTTTTGCATAAGTTTCTTTTCTTAAATCTAAATCTTTACACCTAATTTCCCATAAATTAATTCCTGCTATTATAAAACTTGCTATAAAAAGTATTGTGATTACATATACTAGTTTCATTTTTATTCTCCTTTTTCAATTTTTATTTTTATGTTTTTTAAAAAGTCAATTCCTATGCTATGCTTGTAAAACACTTCAAAACTTTTTAAATCCTCTGCAGTTACACTTTTCTTTCCAAAATACTTTTCCATATCCTTCCAAATCTCAAAAGGTACAAAAAAGTATCTTTCTTGTAGTCCCTCTGCAAAACATATACAAACTGCAGTTATTGATTTTAAATTACTATTTCTTTCTAGCTCTTTATTTTGATTTTCTGATAATACACTTTTTTTAATTTTCTCTTTGCTTGTATATTTGCATTCAAATACTATTGCTTGTCCTGTCATAAAAACTCCTTTGAAATCAGGTTCTGCTCTTTTTATGAATTGTCCGGTAAATTTCCCGCCTTGAATTTTTTTCAAAACCCTAAAAGGTTCAGGTGTTTTATGAATATTTGCTATTCCTTTTTCACGATAATAATTACACGCTTGTTCTATAGCCATTTCAAAGAAATGTCCTTGTGCATTATTTTTTAAACTTCTAAAACTTCTCTCTTCAATTTTTTTCATTTTCTATCTCCAATAATAATTTTTTACACAAATCAATTCTAATTTCAGCTCTTTTTATAGATTCTTCGGATATTTGCTCCTTGATTACTCTTTTGTTCGATTCTATTTCATTATTTATAGTTTTTTTATATTTTTCACACTTAAGATTATTTTCTTTTTCTAATTCTGCTTTATATTTATTTCTTAAATAATTCAATATCTGTATTTCTATTTCAGTAGCCCAGTATCCATCATCTGTACTTTCATAAATTTTAAATAATCTAATCAGTTCATCTTGTTGTTCTTTTTGTTTACAAAACTTTTTTAACACATTCTTGATTCTCATTCTTTTCTCCTTAACTTCAAATATATACTCCAACCACTAATCTCGTTATAAACTGTTTCGTATCCTTTGTTTTTATCTCTTATTTCCCAACCTGGATATTGTAGTTCCCAATATTTTTTGTCAAATCCCTCTCTAATGATTTTCTCAACTTTTCTCTTGCTATATTTAAAATCATTATTCCTACTTTCAGGTCTTTTCAAGTTTTGACTACATGTCCACTTTCTTTTTTTTGTTAGATTTCTTGCAAGATACTCACTAACTTTTGTTATCCCTGTTGAATAATCATATTGTAATCTTCTAACATTTGCTATTCCTATTATGCTGCCTTTTTTTTCTCCTTTCTTTTTTCTTTTTCTCCATAAATCTTCTACTACATCTCTATCTAATCCTGAATTGATTATTAAATGATGATGTGGTCTTACACTTTCCACCCCCTCTTCTTCATCTTCTTTTGTAGTATATGAAGTAACGAGTATATACTTTAAATCATCAAGTCCCTCTGCTTTTCTTTTTCTTTTAAGTCTCCTTAAATAGTTGCTAATGTTTTTTTCCATTTCTTCAACACTTTTTGGAAGATTTTTATCATTGTATGTTAGATGTAATACTAAATCTCCATCTCCAAAATTTGTTTCTGCTAGTTGAATAAATTTTCTCCTAGCATTTTTATCATTTAGGTTTTTTTGTGCAGATATACTTTCTTTTGTTTTTTTAGATCTTTTTCCTTTTCTTTTTCTTGAAACTACCATTGGATAAATATCAACTTCCATATATTTATCTCCACAGTATATCTTTTTTTCCCTTGTAAAACTAAATCCTAAATGTTCTTTCATAATACCACCAATTTTTTATATTTTTCTTTTCTTTTTCTGTATGGTCGAAAAGATAATACCTACTACAAGCTCACAAAAGAGGTAGATTTTATCCCTCTTTTTCTTGCATTTTTCAACAAATTGTGGTATAATAACATTGATTAGAAATGTTTTATCTTGTCATTGCTTGTAAAAGTTTTGATAAGATATACCACTTAAAAGCACTTGAAAAAGTGCTTTTTTATTTTTCTTTTTCCTCTTCCTCTTTAGACCCTACTTTTTGCTCTAATGCCTCTTCTAAATCTGTTATAACACTTATTATTGCTCTTATTTCTGTTAGTGCTAATTTATAATTAGAAATCCCTAGACTATTTATACAAAGTAGAGCATTTCTTTTGAATTCACTTTGTAATCCACTAAAATATAAATCATCTATATTAATTCTTTCTTTATCTTCTGTTTCATCTATTTTTATATCTTTCAAAAAAGCTGTTGTTAATGAATTTTTATTTTTGTCTAATAATTCTGCACATGCTTTAATTCCGTTTTCTGTTTTTTTGAAAATAAGGGATTGAATTTTATCATATTCAACTCCATTATAAAAAATACTACTTTCTGCTATCATTAATTTCTTTGCTGTTGTTGGATTCATTATTTTTTCTCCTTTCTTATTTTGTTTTTCCTATCATTTCATAATGTGTCCTTTTTGATTTACCATTTTGAAATAATTGTGTATTTAAAATATCATCATTGTTTTTAGGCATTCTAAATATTTCTTTATCATCTTCTAAAGCTAAAATTAAAAACCAAAATGCTCTTTCACATTTTTTTGAGCTATCATATTCTCCTAAAATAATATCTCTACTTACTGGATCAAAATATGATGCCATTATTTTTTTCTTACTAGAATGAATATTTATATTTCTTATTTTTTCTCTTTCTAAAAAGATTATATTCCTTTCATCTTCTGAAATTATTATCATAATTTAACTCCTAATCAAAAATACTTAATTGTTTATCTTCTTTATCTTCTCTTTTTGTCCCTGATAAAATTGGTTTTATTTCTTCAGCAATAAATCTATCAATTTCATCTTCTATCTTTCTTCTCCTCTTTTTTGAAATTGCTATCTCTCTTTCAAGTGCTTCAATGTCAATCTCTTCTTTTTCTTGTTCTTTTACAGGTATTCTCCAACTATCTTCTACATCTTTGCAGAGTTCACTGTGTATGGTGCTTTTAGTTTTACAATCATAAATTTCTTTTATGACTTCAATATCTGTCTTTTCTTTATCAATAATCAAAAATAAAACGGGGATTGAAGTATCTTCAAAAGCATTTTCAATAATATTTAATTCTTTTACTGTATTTTTTAAATAATTTCTAAAATCTTTTTCCGTCTTTCTATAAGCAATACCTGGAAAACAAATATAAAATCCAAATCTCTTACTATATTTCAAAGATTTTAAAATGAAAATATCATCAACTACTCCTGACTTTTTAAAAGAGAAATCTTTTTGAATATTCTTTTGTTCTTCTTCACTTAATTCTTTAAACTTCAAAGAAAAAGGATAATTCATAACTATACAATCTGCTTTAACGTTGCTTTCATAATTAAAGAAACTTACATTTGAAATATCTGAATCCGGGTAATTTTCTTTAAAAACATCACAAGCATTTTTTTGAATTTCTACTCCATATATCCATTTAGGTTTTATATGTTGTTCAAGCTGACCGCTTCCAACTGCTCCATCAAAAACTGTAATATCTTCTCCAACATACTTTTTTACTTTTTCTGCTAAATACTTTCTAAGTTCTTGACCCGTAATATACTCTGCAAACTTATCAGCAATATCTCTATTGTTAAACTCTTTCATTTCTAACTTCCTTACGTTTATTTTTTATACTGATTTCTAACCTTACTGCATTTAATCCTGTTTTTGTTATTTCAGGATCTGTAGAATAATAACCTCTATTATTCATAATTAAATTTTCATACTTTGTTATACACTCTAAATTGTCAATACTTAAATTTTGAGTATTCCTATCTAAAAAAACTATAATCTTTCCTTTTGGAATTTTTCCAAAATGTTTTTCATAAACTACTCTATGCTTTAAATTCCACTTGTTAGGTTCTGCTACTTTTATTTCAATATATCCATATTTATTTATTCTTTCAGAACCTACTTCTCTTATGTTATCCGGAATGTTTCCTTTTCTAAAACTTGTTTTATTAGGCTTTGAAATTCCTTTAGTTCCTTTGTTTTTCGGTACATTACCTTTTTTAAAACTTCCAGAATTTCCTCTTGTTAATCCTTTTGTACCTTTGTTCCAGGGAATTTTTGTAGTAAAGCCATTAGTTTGCTTGAAATTATAAAGACTTGCAATATTTATATTAAGACTGTATTCTTCGTTTAGAATCTTTACCATTTCCTTACATCTCATAGTTTCATAATTTTGCTTTATGAATTCTATTGCTGCAGGTGTGTATTTTCTATATTTTTTCATAATATTTACTCAAGCATCTTTAAGTCATTTTCTTTTAAACCACAATGCTCTCCTTTTATTTGAACTGCTCTTAAAACTACATTTGCATTTGATATAATTGCATTACTTATTTTTGTAATACTTTCTGCTCTTTTTATTTCTTCTGCTAATTCTTCTCCTGTCAAATCTTCATCATTAAGTCTCTCAAGTTCTAAAAATAAATGATTATTTAAGTCTGCTAATTTGTTTTTCATACTATATCTCCTTTCATTATTTCAATTCCTAAAAAGGAATTTCTTCATCTTGTGCCTCTTCAAATCCTAAATCAAAATTATCAAAAGGATCTGCTGCTTTTTCTTTGCCGTCTCCCCAGTCTATAAACTGTACTCTTTCTGCCCATACTTCTGTAACAAATCTTCTTGTTCCGTCTTGTGCAGTATAACTTCCTGATTGTAATCTTCCTTGAATTGCTACATTTCTTCCTTTTTGTAAATATTTTTGACAGTTTTCTGCTTGCTTCCCCCAAACAACTATATTTATAAAATCTGCTGTTTGCTGCCCTTTTGCTTCTAACTCTTGTTTCTTTTCTTTTGATAGTCCTTTATCCACAGCAAGAGTGAATCTGCAGTAAACACTATCAGACCCAGTGGTATATCTTAGTTCCGGGTCTTTAACTAATCTTCCAATTAAATTTACACTATTCATAACTACCTCTTCCTTTTTAAACTTTTTTAAAAATTTATTAGATCATTTCTTTTATAAAATTCATCATAAAAAGCATTATTGCAAAGGCAACTAACATCCCACACATACAACCTTTAAAAAATATATTGTTTTCTTTTTCTTCTATATCTTTTATATCTTCTATTTCTATAGTCTCTTTTTCAGTTAAATTTGATATTTTTTCTATTGTGCTTTCTTTAATTTTGTTATAATCAACAAAGCTTTCTAATTTTGTTGAAGCACTAAAATCATCATAACTTTTTACCATCTCTTTTCATCTCCTCTATTTCTTTTCTATTTTTCTTTAATTCTTTTTTTACAAATTCTCCATAAGTGAATTCTTTATATGCAAGTTTTATTGCTTCAAACTCATCAAAGGTTAGTGAGTGTATATTTTTTAATTCTACATATTTTTCACTCTTGCGAAGTATAAGAAGATTTTCACTACTATATTTTTGATATATTATTTGATTGTTTCTCTTCTTATATATCTTCCAACCTAACTGTTTCAATGTTTTTGTTTCAGACATTATTTCTTCCTCTTTCTTTCTAGCTCTTCTAATCTATTAAGTCTCTTTTGCATTTCATTCATATGTTGCTTTGCTTTGTATGAAAAATCTATAAATTTATAAAATATATAGTTGAACTCATTTGTGAGTTTATCAAAAGTTTTTTGAAACTCTTTTAATTCTTCTCTCAACTCTTCTGCACTACTCATAACCTACACCATTTTCCTCTTCAACTTTGCAAATTTCTTTCTTGCCTCTTCTTCATCTCTACTTAGAAAACAACATACTCCATATCCGTTTTTTCTTTTTGTATAAATTTCAAAATATGAGCCATTAACAAGTTTTGTTCTTACAAGTTTTAACTTTCTTGTTTCTGCAATAGATTCTTTATTGTTCATATTCAACCTCTTCTTTAAGACCTAAATATTCATAGAATTGTTTCTTGTTTATATAAAATGTTCTTCGCTTTCCTTTCTCTTTCAATGTCATTGAAATACCAAAAGAAAACTTTCCTCTTGCAATTCCCTCTCTCAAAAATGTGAGAGTAACTCCCATCATCTCTGCAGCTTCTTGAATAGAGATTCTATTTTCTTTCATAAGTATTTCTCCTTTCTTTTTGTTTCTCCCCCTTTGTGTTATAATCTAGTTAGAAAGGGGGTGTGTTTATGAAATTAAATCAAGACTGCATACGTGATATACTTCTATATCTTGAAAGTAATTTAAAATTAGATAAATATATGATGCATAAAGAACTAATAAACAATCTAACTGATTATAGTAAAGAAGATATTGAATATTCTTTATTAAAATTAGATGAAGCAGATTTTGTAGATATGCATATTGTTAGTGCTGATAATATAACTTTTTATTCATGCGTCATATACGATATTACTATTCAAGGACATAATTTTCTTGACTCAATTCGTCCACAATCTGTATGGGAAAAAGTAAAAAATAAATCTAGTAAACTAGGTGTTTCAGGTTTAAATTCTATTTTTCAAATATCTACAATATTAATATCTGAATATATTAAAAATTCTATTTAAACCTATCATCTATTACTATTTTTACTATCTCCCATTCGCTTTTTGTAATTTCTTGTATAATTCCAACTAAATCTATTATTTTATTAAATCTTACTTCAGGGGATTTTGAATTGAAATTTTCTAAATCTAATTCATTATCCTTTTTTTCTTTTTTACTTCCATCTACTCCTAATTTTATTCCTTTTATTTTCTCCATCTCTTTCTCCTTTCTTTTTGTTTCTCCCCCTTTGTGTTATAATAATTAAAAAACACTAAAGGAGATTTTTTATTATGCTCACTATTCAAACTCTTATATTACTATCAAAATTAAAATCTATTAATAAACCTGTTATATGTAATAAGGATTTGCAGTCAAATACTATAGAGATTATGCCTGCTGATAATACAAAAGAAAAATATTATGATGGCTTTGCTTTACCTCTTACTGTAATTGATAATAAAAATTTGGTATCTAAACTAAAATTAGATGAATTTAATTATCTAATAGAAAATAATTACATTTTTGAAGAAAATAATTTTATTTGCATTAAACACTAGGGTTATCACAAATATCAAATATCTTTTTTGAAATTTTGGAAATTTATATATCGTTCAATCCTTACTCCAATAGCTGTTGCAATTCTTACAACAATTCTTTGGAATTACTTTTTTAAATAATTCAAAGTTATTATTGTAGTTAATATAGAAACTGCAACTTGAATTGTTAAATTAATTATTCGACCTTTCTTTGTATTCTCATTTACCATAAGCCACTCTATTGGATAAAATACAAAAAATAGTATTGTAAATAAAATAATTCCAATTTTCTCAAATATATTTCCTGTTTTTATCACTTCTTTAAAATCCCTTATAGCAAATTTTTTCTCCTGCTTTAATCTTCTTTCCTCTCTACTTTCTTCCATCTCTTTCTCCTTCCTTTTTTTGGTTGCTATTTTGTCAACTTTTTAGTTAAAAAAATTTCAATTATTTCATCATCTGATAACTTCAAAATTTTTGCTAACTTATAAATTTCTTCGCTAAAAAAATCTGATAATCCATTTAATTTATTATAAAATCCTGCTCTAGATAAATTTAATTCATTAGCTATAAATGTTGTTGTTAATTCACTTTCTTCAATCTTTGCTTTTAATTTTTTTGAATTAGTCAATTTTATTTGTCCCTCTCTTTTCTTTATTTTATTTTATGTCTATTATTATATACTAAGGTTGCTATTTTGTCAACTATTTTTTACTATTATTTTGCAAAGTTGACATTTTAGAAATTAAGTGTATAATATATTTAACAGATAAGAAAGGAGATACCGCTATGACTATATTTGAAAGAATTAAAAATAGACGATTAGAATTAAATATGTCTCAAGAAGAATTAGCCTTAAAGACAGGTTATAAAACCAAAGGTTCAATTTCAAGAATTGAAAATGGAAATAGAGATATAAATCAAAGTCAAATTGAACTTTTTGCTAAAGCACTTGATGTATCTCCTGAGTATTTATTACTAGGAACAAAAGAAATAAAATCTGTTGAAGATTTAGACTTCTCCGGTATCAATCGAATTGCTGCACACTTTGAGGGAGATGAGTTCTCCGAAGATGATCTAAATGAAATTCAAAATTTTATAAACTATGTAAAACAAAAAAATAAAAATAAAGAGAAATAAAAAAATTAAAATTTTTGTTGACATTTTACGAAATTGTGGTATAATTTAAGTAGATGAATTGGTCGCGAACATTATCGTTTGGACTGGAATTAAAGCCACTACTTCGGTAGTGGTTTTTTTGTTTGAAAGGAGAATTATGTGTTACGATAAACCTTTTAAAGATTTTGATGAGCAAATTCAAATTTTAAAAGATAGAAAACTAATTATTGAAGATAAAGATTTTGCTATAAAAGCTCTTCAAACATTATCATATTATGATTTAATTAATGGATATAAAGAATGTTTCACAAAAGATGATGAATATGATGGAGAAACAACTTTTTTAGACTTGTATATTTTACATAATTTTAATAGAACCTTTCAAAATGTTCTTTTCAAATATACTGTATATATTGAAACACATTTTAAAACAATATTGGCTTATGTTATCTCTAAGAATTATTCTGTAGATGAAAATTTATATTTAAATAAAAACAATTTTATTAATCCTAATAGCACTGAAAAGAAAAAAATTTTAAATGCTACTTTAAAAAGAGTAAATAATATATTTAAAAATAAAAATATAGAAGATATGGACGAACCTACAAGACATTACAAAAAATGTAAAAATCATATTCCTCCATGGATTTTATTTAAAAACATTAATTTTGCTGATGCTGTAAATATATATTCATTTTTAAGAGGTTCTGATAAAGAAGAAGTTTGTAATTTAATTTTATCTCATATAGATATTCCTATAAATGATAAAAAGGAATTATTAAAAAATTCATTAACTATCATTAGAAAATTTAGAAATAAAATTGCTCATAATTTAAAGTTTATAACTTATAAAACTGATAAAAAATATTTGAATTATGATATTCTAAAAAATACAGATTACAAATTATTTTTAAAATTTTTACCTAGTTTAAATGTAGATTATGACAATGCATATTCAATGATTATATCTATGTTTATACTTATTTCTGATGATTTTTTAATAAATCAAATTGCTTGTGATATTGAATATGCATTAAGTATGTTCAAACAAAAGGCTTTAAATCAAAGAATTTTTGAAAAATTCTTTTCAATTTCAGAAATACCAGAAGATATACAAAAAATAGCATATATGTTTAGTTTTAAGGATATGTTTCCAACAACTTAATTATTGATTTTGATTTTGAAATAGGGTATAATATTAATACAACACGAGGGACAAACTGAGTTCCTCACTAACATTAGGACATGTCGTTTATTCGACAAATAATTAAAACTCCCTATTATAGGGAGTTTTTTTGTTACATATTTTGAGGACAATAGATGAAAAAATCAGATAGATTATTAGATATTGCAAAAAGTAATGATATTGAGATAATAGAAAAACATATGGAAAATTCTAAAATAGAGGGTTTATACTCTGATAATACAGTTCTAATAAATACAATTATACAAGAAGAAAAATACAATGAAATATTGGGACATGAACTAGGTCATCATTTTACTCTTGAGGGCAACAACTTGCTTGAACATCAATGCAAAGATTTACAAGAGTTTTTTGCGGATGCTTGGAGTTATAGAGAAGTTGTCCCGCTTCATAAACTTGCTCAATATAAATTATGGGAATATGAAGAATGGGAAGTTTTAGAGTGTGAGAATATAACCCATGATTTTTTATGTAAAACTTTTGAATATTATAAAAATAGATTTGGTTATGATAAAATTAAAGTAGAAAACTATATAGTTACATTTTGTCCTGAATTTAATGTTGAATGTATTTATTAGGAGGTTAATATGGGTTTTAAATTTAAAAAGAGTATAAAAATCGCTCCAGGTGTTAAACTTAATCTTAACAAAAAGAGTGCTAGTGTTAGCTTTGGTGTTCGCGGGTTTAGAAAAACATATAGTACTTCAGGAAGAAAAACTTCAACGGTTGGTATTCCTGGAACTGGTTTATATTACACAGATGTAAAAAACAAAAAAACTGCTAAAGAAAAAAATATAGATAGACAAAAATATAATTATGATAATACTCCAATAAATAAAGTATTTGATATTAGAGTTTATACTTGTTTAGCAATATTCTTGGGTGGACTAGGTGTACATAAATTTTATAAAAAAGATTTTAAAAAGGGATTAATATATTTATTATTTTGTTGGACATTAATTCCTTTAATTGTATCTATGATTGAGGGGATATCATTAATAATAAAATATCAAAAAGAAAGAAGATCTAATTAGATCTTTTTTAGTATTTATAAAGGGGATGTTATAATGAAAAATCCAAATGGATATGGTTCTATTATTAAACTTTCAGGAAAAAGACGTAATCCATTTGCAATTGTAGTAACAGATGGATTTGATGATAATGGTAAACAAATTAGACGTTACATTTCTTATCATTCTACAAAAAAAGATGCTATGATTGCACTCGCAGACTATAATGCTAATCCTTATGATTTAGAAAAATCAAATATTACCTTAAGGCAATTATTTGAGTTATGGTATAATCAAAAATTTAAAAAAGAAATAAATGTTGAAATTACAAAAAATATGATTTCATACAAAGCAGCATTTTTGCATTGTAAAAAATTTGAAGAAAAGCCTTTTTTGGATTTAAGAGCAACTCATCTTCAAGAAATCATTGATAATTGCCCTGCAGGCTATCCAACAAAAAAGAAAATAAAAACTTTATTCAATCAATTATATGATTTTGCAAGATTTAAAAACTTAAATATTAGAGATAAGTTTAATGAACTTGTAAAAGTAACAAACGATCATAAAGCTAGAAAGAAAATTCCATTTTCTGAAAATGAAATTGAAATCTTATGGGATAATGTAAATGATAAGTTAAACTTGGATATAGCTTTAATTTTGATTTATACCGGATTTAGAATTTCAGAATTATTGAATATAGAAAATGAAAATGTAAATCTTAAAGAAATGTATATTAAAGGTGGAATGAAAACAGAAGCAGGTATTGATAGAATTGTCCCAATCCATCATAGAATTTTACCTTTTATTGAAAAAAGATATAATGAGAATAATAAATATCTAATTGTAAATAAATTTGATAGAAAATTCCAATATTCTAATTTCAAAAGAGAATTTTGGGAAAGATGGATGAAAGAATTTAAAATGGAACATTCTCCACACGAAACAAGACATACAACAGCTACACTTTTAAAAAAATATAATGCTGATGAACTTTTTAGAAGAAGAATTTTAGGACATGCAGTAACTGATACTACAGATAAATTTTATACACATGAAACATTAGAACAGTTACAAAAAACAATAGAACTATTACCTTGATAG